CTCGAAACCATTCTTCGTTGCTCTCTCACAAAAAGAAATATCATTGCCCTTGTTCACCCTACCGTCTTCGTGGTACTGTCTTTGAAAAGGGGCCTTGCGCATCTCCGGGTTTTCAAAAACCCTCCGGGCCATAAGAAGGCACCCGGTTCCAACTGCATCAACTTTTTGCAATCCTTCCTTTACTTGCCATTCCTTGTATCCACCTTCCTCCGGTGCGGCCTTATATACGTTTTCATATACAGGCCTTTCTCCTTTTACCTTATCTGTAAAGTGGTATACCGGAGTGGGTAATCCCATTATGTCTTTATCCAAAGGAATTAAATCAAACGGGTTATTCGTTGGCGGATTATCAGAATCTATATTAAGCCAATAATCAAAATTGCCTTTCATAAAGTCAAGCAATATATGGTGTAGATTGTTTTCATAGGGGTTATGGGTTGGGCGTATAATTGTTTTATTATATCGCCCATCCATTAGCAACCTATCGACTGCCATACAAACATGCTTATGAATCCAACCTGTATTTGGTATCGAAATCAATACGTTCTTTTTCATGTTTACTTATGTTCTATTAGGTTTATCCCATTAACACCAACGGCGTCCGCCCAGAGTTTGGTATCGTTCTTCCTTACCCCCATTTCTTCTTTAATTAAAGGATTTAAAGCCCTGTCTATCTGTTTGTCCAGTTCAGTTGTGTCCTTATTCCTGACCTTCATCAGTTGTCTACGGGCACTCAAACCATTCAAAGTATCTGTATCCACCTTCTCGGCGTCTTCGTGGGCATGGGCTTTGTCATCATTGAATACAGCGAATTCGTTGGCTGTCATCTTTGATACAACGCCCGGAAACAAGTTAAGGGCTTCTACTGCAAAGGCTACTGGTACACACAAGCAACCAATCTGTTCACCAAAAGGCGAATCAACGGATTCTTCCTTATGACCACATGCCTTGTCATAATGCCAGCCACCGCCAGCCACGTCAATAAACTTAGACCAGTCCATACCATTCCTTGTGACCGATGTGATTTCATTGAAATTTGGGTACAAAGCCTGCCCATTGGTCGGGTCTTGCTTAATTATTACTTTTATTGCTACTAAATCTCTTACTGCCATAATTAATCTCCTTCAATTAAAAAGTTAAATAAATCTGTTGCTATACCCTGTCGAAAATGCCTCCAAGGTTAACATCGGTAAAGGCCTTGACAATGTTCCGTTTTCCGAACTACCACCGGAAGCACTCAATGTCATCAATGGCACACTCGCTGCAAAATCCCCCGGAGTTCCACCTGTAACTCCATATGCCTCAAGCGCTAACACCGGAATAGATGAAGCAAAATCACCGACTGTGCCGCTTAGCAGGCTTATCTCTAACTGGAACATAGGCAAGGTGTTAGCAAAGGTTCCAAGGCCTTCGTTGGTTCCATATGCCTCAAGCGTAAACATTGGAAGCGGTTTAGCAAGACTACCCACATCTGTAGTGGTTCCACTTGCCTCTAAAGTCAGCACAGGCAAAGAGATATCCACATTTATACCAGCTCTTATCTCTAATGTCAACAACGGAAATGAAGCGTTAAGACTTATTACCTCGCCAGTCTTACCGGATGCCTCAAGTGTTAGCTGTGGAAACTCAGCCAGAAAGTCTGGGTATTCGCCAGTACTCCACCTTCCATACGCCTCTGCATCCAACGTCATCAGTGGTAAGGTGCCATCAAAAAACGTCGCTGGGGCATTCGGAGTAGGCAAGTCAAGGGTCATCTCTATTGTCGTTGCATAGAATATTACAACCTCTCCAGATAACGGTACCTTTTGCGTCAGCGTTAGTTCTAAAGTGTCTGGAAACACCCTTGTTTCGTCAAGGCCTATATAAGGTACTGGTAGTGTTAGGGCTAAGGCCAGTGGTGCTCCGACAACAACCGTTGTTGTAATACCCATTGATACTGTTGGCGTTTCGAGTGTCAACGCCAAGGCCAGTGGTGCTCCGACAACAACCGTTGGGTTATTTACCAGTACGACAGTTGGGGTAAGTAACGCAAGTGTTAGAGCTTGCTCAGACACAAGAACTTCTACGTCACCGACTAAAACAGAAGGGGCTTCTAAGGTCAGCGCCATTGACAGCTCAGAAGGCGTTACCACAACAGATGTTACAATATTTAGTGTTGGCGTAGGCAATGCAAGTGTCAAAGCCTGGGCTGCTGGCTCTATTATCTGTCCATTAAATACAGTCGGTGCTTCCAGTGTTAATGCCAATGTTAATGCCGAAGGCGTCACCGTTACATCACTTACAATTACAACGGTTGGTACGGGCAACGCCAATGCTAGTGTTTGCGTAGACGGCAGAACAATTGTCGGGCCTATTCCCAATCTGGTTTCATAATCAATCGTCTCGATGTCGCTTGGGCCAGTGTCTATGCCAACTACAGACTCACTGGTTTTTAGCGTAGATGTTATATACCCAGACTGTAAATATAGTTTATCGTCTGTCCAGCCACACCAAGGAGTATCGGTGCCATTGTAAGTTATACCAGACGGCTCTTGCTCAATGGCATTGACAGACACACTTTGTTTTACTGTCGATGTGAATCGCCCGGATGTTATATATAGTTTTTTGTTTCCAGACCAACTCCCGTTCCAAGGAGTATCGGTGCCGTCCCATGATATACCCCATATGGCTGGCTCTAAAGCCCCAATATACTCACTGGTTTTAAGCGTAGATGTAAATTGCCCTGATTGGAGATATAGCTTGTCAGCGTTGTTCCCACACCATGGCGTATCCTCTCCGGTTTCTCCACTGCTTATGCCTCCCATTGCATGGTCTATACCGTTAACATACTCACTGGTTTTAAGCGTAGATGTCATTAGCCCACTTTGCAAGTACAGCTTGTCGCCAGTGTTTCCAGACCAAGGAGTATTGGTTCCGTCCCAACTCACTCCGAGTGGGTCGGTATCTATGGCGGAGACGTCTTGGCTATGCTTGAGGGTAGAACTAAATGTTCCCGACTGGAGATATAATTTGTCAGCTTGGTCGCCACACCAGAGTATATCGGCAGTAGTTATTTCATTTATAATTACAACGGTTGGCGCAAGTATCGCAAGTGCCAGCGTTTGCGTAGCTGGTTCTAATGTTGGCGAACCTAAACCCAGCCTTGCGACTGGGTCATTTACGTCTATCCCCGAGGTGCCAATATCAATTCCTCCAACAGCCTCACTTGTTTTTAAAGTAGAGGTAAATTGCCCTGATTGAAGATGTAGCTTGCTGCCTATTCGCCCACACCACGGGGTGTTAGTGCCATCCCACGAGATGCCAGTAGGGAGAGTATCAACTCCTGCAACAGCCTCACTTGTTTTTAAAGTAGAGGTAAATTGCCCTGATTGGAGATATAGCTTGTCTGCCGATGCCCCAACCCACGGAGTATTGGTGGCATCCAATGATATATCCATAGGGCTAGCATCAACTCCTCCAACAGCCACACTTGTTTTCATGGTACTGGTAAATTGCCCTGATTGCAGATATAGCTTGTCTGCCGATTGCCCACACCAAGGGGTGTTGGTTCCATCCCATGATATACCTTGGGGGATAGTATCAACTCCCACAGTCGATAGGCTTGTTTTTAAAGTAGAGGTAAATTGCCCTGATTGGAGATGTAGCTTGGCAAAGACGTTTCCAGCCCACGGAGTATTTGTACCATCCCAACATATACCAGTAGGGTCAGTATCAACTCCTCCAATAGCCTCACTTGTTTTTAAAGTAGAAGTAAATCGCCCGGACTGGAGATATAATTTATCGTCAGCGTTCGCAGTCCACGGTGTATCGGCAGTAGTTGTTTCAATAACACCCAGCCTTGCGTCTGGGTCATTTACGTCTATCCCCCGTGGCAAGCTGTCCTTCGCCCCTACGGATTCACTTGTTTTAAGTGTAGTAGTAAACTGCCCAGAAGTTAGGTATAATTTATCACCACCGTAGCCAGTCCATGGTGTATTTGTGCCATTCCAACTAACACCAGCGGGGGCGTTATCTATTCCGCCTTGGGCCACACTTGTTTTTACGGTACTGGTAAATTGCCCAGAAGTTAGGTATAGCTTGTCTCCCGCCGCACCACACCACGGCGTATTTGTGCCATCCCATGATATCCCGGTTACGTCACTGTCTATTCCGGCTTGGGCTTCACTTGTTATTAGGGTACTGGAAAACTGCCCTGATTGAAGATATAGCTTGTCTGCCGCACCCCCAACCCAAGGGGTGTGGGTTCCATCCCACGATATGTCACTGGCGGCGGCGTCAATGCCGCTTATAAGCTCACTTGTTTTAAGCGTAGAAGTAAACTGCCCAGAAGTTAGGTATAATTTACCGTCATTTTGACCAACCCATGGTGTATTTGTGCCATCCCAACATATACCAACAGGTGTTATCTCAACCCCGGAAACATCTTCACTTGTTTTTACTGTAGAACTAAATGCTCCCGATTGTAGATATAACTTATCACTTGCGCTTCCAGTCCACGGTGTATCAGTTAACGCCATATTTTATCCTTTAATTTAAGCTATGACTTCCACCTTGCCGCCTGATTTCTTAGCCCGGCAAGTATATGATTTGTAATATATTCCATCCTGTGCTAGACTGAAACCCCTCGCTGACATTTCCCAGCCATGCCTTGTCCGGTCTGCGGTGCCACCAAAATCTTTGGGGTCTTTTAGCATTGTCCACCCATCGGCGTCACCATATTCAACCACTATGTCTTCCCTTGGCATATTAGACCAGTCGGCATATGGCTGTTTGTTTGCAAACGAGGCCGACCCCGACCTGCCCAATACCTCTCCAGTTGCAATATTTTTTATAGCACCATACCTACCGGGGAATTCCCAGCCAAGAGAGCCAAGTAGGTTAGTTGATGCTACGGCGGTACCGTTTGGTATAATTATTATCTTGCCTGTCTTTGCTTGGGAAAAATTTATATCCCTCTCTAGTCTTACCGCCGAATACATATAATAGTCATCGCCGCCTTGTTCTGGGTGTATTTTAACGCTATAGTTTGCCGACACAATCCCGGATTCGGTATTTGGAACTACGTCAAACAACGCCCACGGCAGAGCATCCCAAGCAGCCCACGCTGCTGCATTAGAGTAATATCTTGGAGCGGGAAACCCTCCGGGTAAAATAGTCGGGGTTGCCTTGAAATACGCCCTAATGTCTCCGCTAAATGTGGGAAATTGCCCAATATTCGGGCTGTCCTCTGGGACATCCCAAGCATGTAAAGTGGTATTGAAATTTCCAATGGTTGAATATTCATGTGTAGTTGTAGCGGCATCCTGTTTACCCACCGAACTACCTTCACTGCCACTCCATGCACCTTCTCCGAAATCCCATATATACCGCCTGAGTTGATGGTTTGCCGAAACTTTTCCTGAATTTATTTTCTTACCCTGTACGTCAGTAGCTTCGAATAGTACTTGGTTCACGCTTAACCAGCCGGGGTCGTCAGGAGATGTAGCATCTGTATTCATCCACCTGTTTACATAATCCCTATCTTCAACAGGGTATTGCCTCTTAAAGCTAGTTATACAGAACTCTCCCTGCGCTACGTAAATATTTATATAATCATGCCCGTCAAAAGATTTAATAAGAACCTTTGTACCCCAGACAGGCTTATACATTTTGTTTATTATGGCAGAAACACCATGGACACCCCGGACACCCTGTATCCCTTTTATACCTTGGATACCATCCATTATACGGGATTGGCTTTGAATGATTTTGAGCTGCTGGAGTTTCTGTCGTGCAAACCCCAGCCAGCTCAAAGCCTTCTTTTTATCACCACCCAAAATAAGATTAGGAGTCTCTATTCCCACGGTTCCCCTTAACTTGCTGGCATAGTTAAATTAAATGTGTCTATGGTCTGCGTTGCTCCTGATTGCAGAGATACGCTACTCATATTCAAGTCTGCGCCGGAAGTTCCTACCGTTCCCTGCATTCTTATTTCGGTTGTACTCAACACACCTGTATCGGAATTTACAACTAACCGGAAATGAGAGACAGTTGCATCGGCGACTGCTACACCACTCCATATATCGGCTGCCTTACTTAGCACGCCAGAAACGGCGGATGCTAAAAAGTGACAATGGGTATCGCCTGCGTCTGAGCCAATACTGACTACCAGTGAGCCTTCTGCGTCATCGGCGCTTGCCGGGGCTGCGCCTGAATACAGTTTTAGCCTACTGGCATCCATAAGTGTTTTAAACGGGCTTGTGTCGAGCATTCCATCTCGCAAGCCAGTACTTAGTTTTAAAGCCATGCTTTCCTCCTAAATTTTAAATTTGTGTATGACAGGATAACAACAACTTGCCTTGTGTCTCATATATCCAAAAATATAGGACACAAATTAAGCAAGAGTTATGATACCGTTAGCATGCCATTGTATTGTAAATGTACCTGCTGTAACCGTTTGTATTCCACCGAAATCAATATTACATACAAGAGAATTAGAATTTGTAACATCGTAAATAACGGCGTGATAGGCGGAGAACGTAGCTGTTGTCCATTCGGAATCTGCTGCATCCCAAGCCTGAGTTGAAGTTCCCGTAACTGCCAAGCTGCCAAGTGCTACACCTCCGGCAGTATAACCAGTTCCAGCTATTTCATTGGTTGCTGTGTAAACGGTGTCAGTTGATGTGAATACGTGAGTGTTGTCATATAAGGCAACCTTAAATGAGTCAACAGTCAGTGAAACTTGTTTGAGAAACAAGTCGTTTTTGAATGCGTCATAGATGCCACTAGCCATATTATGTCTCCTTGATTAATTAATAAATAAAAAAATAATTTCTTTTTCACTTAGCATCAATCTGAGAGTTTTGCGGTTGGATTACTCCAAGAGTCGCAAGTCAAATACGGCTATGTGCCTTACTCTATGTTGTTCAACTTCTTAAAATCATTTATGAGACTAAGGGAGGGCATGTGAACAATGACGTTCTGCGTCCCATCCTCTTTTGTAATCGTCTCACTAAAAGCCTCAATAGAAAGAGTTACCTTCCCATCCGGGCCAATTACCTTTTTTGCCTTAAATTCTACTACCATTTAGCTCCATAAATTTACAATGTATTGGGCCAGACCGTCTTCATCACGAAAAAGCCCAGCGCCAAACCTGTTTGGTGACACATTATACTTCCCGTCTGTCAGGTTGATAAACCTACCCCCGGCTGCTCCGATACAAACGCCTTGGTCAGATGTCCACATAATTACCGTACCTGACAGTCCTTCTCCTACTTTTTGCCCGTCTTTTACCTTTACCGCCGAACCTTCTATACATCCATAATTAGCGAATGCCCGCAAAGACGTGTCTTCACGAACGGCTCCCTGCATAAAATACGTTGCCTTTCTATTGACATCGCCAACACAAATCCAGATGCCGTCACTTACCGCCTTCATCATTGTTACTTCATTTTCAAATTTATGGAAGTTCCAGCGTCTATCCGTTTGCTCAAGATAATTAACATCACTATACCATATTGTTTCATTCCGTGCAACATAAAGTCTGCCATTGTAATACTCTACGTGTTGCCCGGTTGGCATCGCATACTTATGTTCCTGTGTCGGAGTAGGAAATAAAAAGTTTAAGCCCTGTGAAATATATCCATTCACCGAGGGGTTTGTATAGTAATATTTATCGTTTACCTCACAAAAAGACATTGGATAATCGCTGACATTTGCCCTAACTGCTTGCACTGTATAGTCTTCCATTAACCTATAAAGAGTGCCATCCTCTATAAAGAAACAAAATTTATTATCTCCCCACATACTGTGTGGCTCCCCGGACGGAGTGTACTTCTTTACATACCCATTACGGACGGAAGGCTTTCCTTTATTAGAAATATTAATATTATGGGCATATATTAACTCATGCGATTCAATCCTTGTCTGGTCAGTGACGTTATTTATACCAGAAACCGTTCCGACATCAACCTTCTGTGATGATATGTCTATATTTCTTGTCATAATATTTTGGTAGCGGAGGAGGGAATCGAACCCCCGTTATCCAGCTTATGAGGCTGGCGACTTAGCCACTTGTCCACCCCGCATTAAAAGTTTCTTGATTTTACCAGATAATCTTTTGATTCTCCAGTCAAGGTATTTGCCTATTAAGACTAATCGCTTTTTACGATACCAGCTTTGATAGTGCTGCCAGTAAAACCTTGGATACAACCAATATATTTTTATCAATTAAGTATTTATTATAGAAGCACTTGGCCTTTCGCCAAATCGCTTCTCAAATCTCGCCAAATGTTCCTTTGCTTTGCCTAAGTCCAATGTTTCGGAATCCTGCTTAGAATATGCCCGGTGTAACATCCAATCAACCAAGCCTTGGTGGTACTGTTCGTCAAGCTCCGGAGAAACCGTCAATTTATCCACAAGGGCCATAGGTACTAACGGAAGTCTTGATACCATAAGGTTTAAAGAAGCATCTTCTGTTGGTATCTTGTACAACCCTATCTTATTGCTGTCATCCGGGAACCAGCTTCTTACAGTTCCGGTCTCCGCCTCCCAATTGCGATATGTGGCGTCTAAAACCCTTCTGCTGGTCTTTACTAATGGTTCGGTACCTGTAGACATCTTGGCACGCCTGACAATCAGTATCAGTTCGCTTATGGCATATATTGAAACACCAGACAGTACAGTTAAAGCGGTAAGTGCGGTTGTCTTGTCAAGTATAAGATTAGCCCGTATACACGCTTCGTTCTCGGCCTCATTGCAGTACTCAGTCCATTCAACTAAACTCCACAACAAGTCGGGTTTATCGACTACTTCATCAGCCTGATTCTGTGCAGATATAATTAAATCGTTTAAAAGCATTATACAAACCTTTCTTGGTGGGCCTGTGAGTTACCCACAAATCCAGTGATTACGGAAATTTTTAACTTACCCCTGCCTTTTTCATATTCTTTTTTATGCAATAAGGCAAGGTCGGCATTGAATACTTGTGGCTGCATAAAGAACTTCCACTTGACATAATCCTTAATAGTTTCCAAATGGTCGGTTTCTATCTGCAAAGGAATATCGCTATTCTCAATATCTGTTGGCTCCAGTGATACGGTGAAAGATACCGCATCGCCAGTTGTATCCGGTATTTTGGCCCAGCGAATTGTATTACCACCTTCGTACACTATATAAGGTGGCGTGCCCTTACCTGTTTTCCATTCCCTACTCAATGCCATCATTTCACCAACTGTCTTATTGTCCAGCTCAACTCCCTTGTAAGAACCAGATAAGAAGCGTACCAGCTTCGTGTAGGCCGTCAAAGGCGTCAGTGTATGGTTTGGCACGTCAACAGTTGAAACATCGGCTATATCCTCAGTCCATACACTTGTGCGCCTGCAAAGGTCTTGCATTCCATCCATTAAAAACTTCTCTACAAACAAATCCTCTTGTACGGGAAGTTCTGATAACACCTTATATCGCCATTCGATTATCTTTGTCATTATACAATTTGTCTTTCTAGGTCTAATGATAGCCTGTCAAGTTCGTTCTTTGGCTTTCTTTTTCCAATCACTGGCATTGCATAGTGGTAAATAGGAGTACCATCTTCTTCACATGGTATCATATCGGTTCTTAGTAACAATGCTTCTGTGGCGGCAAATATCCGGTGGTTCTTCGGGTGCATTACAAACCTTGGAATTACCTTTTCTATTTTTGCCCGTTCCGTTGGGCCTGTTTCC